AGGCGAATAAGGGAAAGGGGCTTCGGCCCCTGACTCTTGACCCATGCGCCCTACGAATGAAACAACAACAAAGTGACAATAGTCACGAGTTGACAGTGCCCGGAGTACCGCACTGGTCCCCCTACGACAGGGGTGGTTGTTGGAACTGGATCGAACCGAAAGGTGTCACCCTGGCCAACAACGCTTCCGACACGCTTACTATTAAGACACTGAAAGGTGTCGTCTGAACAGAGAAACCCATACAAGGGGATAGGTATAGTGCTACCTATTAAGCAACGGTCTTTACACTAGGCGGATTCGCTTAGTCAGTGATCGGACTCTCAGTACAAGTGTACTTCGGTGCTCTTCTGCTGCTTGATTGACTGCTCTGTAGTCAGGACTCCCAACCTTTTTTACTTAGGGAGTTGAGTGTATGTGCAATGGTCGCGAACGGATAGGAGTTACATGGAATGATAATGTAGCCACAAGGGGTAGGCCCGTACTATCTGGGGAGTGCCATTGCTGGTAGTGGTGGTGCTCCCCTCTGTTACGACTCTTGCACATACACTCAACTCAGGGAGCAGAGTGTACTTGTAGTGGGTGTTGGCAAGGAGAAGGAGAGCGCATGGTTTTTTACGACGACGACGACAACATGATACCGTCTCTGTCCACCGACGACGAGGAAGACAGCGAGTTTTCTCGTACTCTAGACAAGTTGGCCGCCGTACAAAAGCGGTGTACTGACCTACAAGAGCGGTGTACTGACCAACAAAAGGACATGGGAAAAGTTCTGACCATGATCGAGGCGTTGCTTGACATGGAGGTCCTGCTCACAGGGCCCACCAAGGTGAAACTAGGGGCCATTGTGGCGAAGGTGGAGACTCTGATTAACCAATAAGAACTAACCTACACCCACTACAAATACACTCAGCACAGTGCTGAGTACTCCTGGAAGGGAGTAGAGTCATGGTAGATTGCATACGCAATCAGTTGCGAGGTGTACTTCACGGTGCCGGTATCGGCACATTCGAGGTGGTGCCAGCCCATTACCTGCACGGTAAGGAGTTCAGGCAGAGCGGGTCGAGGCTGATCAAGCACACTGACCCCAACGGTGGGACTGCTAGTGCAGCAGGTGTGTCGCCAAGGTACAGGCTGCTGGATCCAGTCGATGTATTCGGACCGATCTTGACTGCGTTGCAGAGCGAGTATGGGGGAGACCCCAGCAGCATCGACTGCAAGGTGGTGTGGAGGTCGATAAAGGATAGCACTGGAGAAGGACCAACCAAGGTCAATCGGGTGCCGGTATCGGTGGCCATGAAGATCGACCTCGCTATTCCCCTGCCAGAGGCACCACGCCGTGGCGATCTCTACAAGGTCAGCCTGGTTGTGGAGGACAACTACTTTGGTACTGGCCGTGCGTCAGCGAGGGTAGTGATCTTCCGGGTATCGTGTCTCAATCTTGAGATCTTCGACACCGCGGAACTGTTCAACTGGTCGGTAGTGCACAAGGGTGGGAAGATTGACCTCGACTCACTCTGGAAGCAACTGCCAAGCACCAATGCCATCAAGGAAACTGTCGCTGCTTTCTACACCCAGATTGATGGACTCGACAACCTCATGTTGGACCGGGGTCAGTTTTGCAAAGCGGTACACTACTGCCTGCATGGAGACGCTGTGACTATGAACCTGCTCAAGGCAAGGCAGTCATGGATTAACAATGATCCCCACTGGGACAGGGTAACAGGTAAGACCAGACCGTTCCAGACTGACGACGCCTTTGGTGTGCAAGCAATGGACCCGCTGCCCGGTAAGACTAGAAGCAGTCGCTTCATTGACGTTCTCAGACCTGCGAACGGCGCTCCTATTCAGTGTACTGGCAGGAGCCTGAGCAAGACCATCAAGGTCATTCAGGACTGGACAGCACACACCACACCCATGAGGTTCAAGAATGGTTACGACCACGAAATGGACAGCACTCAGGAGGACGGAGGCCACACTGCCTTCGGTCTTCGACAGTGTATGACTCAGTACCTGGGAAAGACTGCGAAGGGCTACGTGCCCAACCCGGTGCGAGTCAAGCGTCTCATTGAGGTGCTCGACATGGTGAAGTCGAGGGCAGAGGCGGACCCCGAAGGCATGGAACTGCAAGGGTGCGGGGCACATGGTGCACCATTCTTGGTTCCGACCCTGTTCGGGGTAGACTGCAATAACTACGGGCACCCCGTAGCAGACTGATAGGTGATCTATGGGCGGGGGTACGTGTTCAGTGAGTCCGTGCCTCCGCCCAACCCTACGCTATCTATCATGACACCCCCTGGAGTAGAAGAATACTCTGGAAAGGAGTAGAGTCATGTATGTGGAAGTACCTAATGTCTTCCGTCAAGCAGACGGGAGACCATTCGTTCTTCAGAATCTTCTGGGCACTAGCCTCAAGGTAGAGAAGTCCTTGAAGGGTGGCGTACTGACACCAGTCATGTACCTGTCACCAGAGAAGTCACTCTATCGTATGGTGTTCAATAACACTAGCGGAAAGTATTACGCAGAAGGCACCGCACTTGGAAGGCGGCTAGTCACTGCTGTTGCTGCTGCTGCTGGCATACCATTCGACACACTGCTGGACAGGGTTAGGACATTCAATGCTTGCGACTACGCTTGTACTTGTAAGTTTGTATGCCTAGCCCAGTACGCAGGCAGGTTGCAGTACAATGATCTTCACATCTACGAGGCATTGAAGACGCTCTTGTACATAGCGGACAAGGAAGCGTTCTATGAGTGCCTTGTGGTAGAGATACTGGAACTCAAGAGGAAGGTTGACCGAGGCTTCACCAAGAAGGGGGTACGCTACGCACCTGGAGAGTTGGCCCTATGGGTCAGGCTCAATGGGGGTAGTGACCTTGATTGGTATAGCGACAGGTACAGCCCTATCAAGTGGCTACAGTACAGGGAGCCTGACATAATGTTTTTTGACTACACTAAGGACTACCCTCGCATGGTGAAGTACCTTAGTGGGACACTGTCACATTTCTTTGAAGGCTTCCCGATCAACTACAAACTGACGTTCAGTGCAGGTAGTAGGGATCATTGGACCTCGGCAATCATAGGTACCTCAACTCGCTGGCATGAAGTGAAGAGCCATGGCAATGTGGCTGCGGTATTCCGTGAGTTTCCTGAGATTCATGACGATCCTGCGCTTGACCTCGTAGGTGAGATCGGATACACTCTTGTAGACGGTACGAAGAATGACGCAAGGGGACTGGACCCTAGCCGTAGCCTCGTGTGCTTGAAGCCACTCGGTGTTCCGGCTAAGAAGGACAAGACTTCAAGGTTCATGTTCGACAACCTTGCGGCGTTCGTGCAGAGAGTGGGGAGTAATGCCTGAGAGACGTGAAGATGGGACATGGAGTTGGCTGCCAGACGACAAGCCCCTCATGGGTGACCCTCCACCTGACCGGTCCGACGACACGCTTAACACCTCGGAGTTAGTGACAGTCATGGAGGTTGCTCGACTGGTGCTAGGTGTCGGAGAGGCAGCGAACCATGCCCTCATATCGTATCTGGGAGACCAGTTAGATGTCTCCAATAAATCACTCATTGCGCTGGGCGTACGACTGGAGAATGTACTGGAGAGTCTCGACCAGGACGAAGTATGACGGACTGATTGAAACTCTCCTTTCCTGAGGGGGCAGGACACGACGAAAGGGTGATCTTTCCTGGGGTTTATTGGTTTAACCAGGGGAAAGGGGTCATGCTTTGTCCTGCCCCCCTCTTCTTACTCCACATAGCATGACATAACTAGCCATTAACACGGGAGTAGGGTCAGCCTGTTGAGGTTGCATGAAGGGAGGTACTATACTGCATAACATGGACACATGGAAATCTTTGTCCCCGTTATGGGAGTATCGCAAACTCAAGGGGCTGAAGTTATCAGAGGTAGGGCAGGCAATGGGCCTGTCTCTCGCGACGATCAGTGATTACGAGCGGTGCAGGGTGCGCTGCTCCACTGATAAACTAACAAGGCTATCCATGCTGTATGGTGTGGAGCCAATGCGATTGATAAGGGAGTATGAGTTATGGACGGCGTTGAAGCCCAGGAAGCCGGTGTCTTAGACTACAGTAGCCGACAGTTGGCAGGTATTTTGAGCCAGTTGGCAGAAGAGGACGGCACCTTCGACATTGAAGAGGTCAAGCGTTTGATCAAGTTGAAGCGACACGGGGAGTTCAATCCTCTGCGACAGTTGCGCAAGCAATACAACCTCACACAGGAGAAGGCCGCTGAGTTGTGCGGTGTGTCCAAGTTGACAGTCTCCAACTACGAGACGGGCAGGTGCTCGCCTCAACTGGACAGGCTGATCAAGTACTCAAGTGCGCTGTTGACCTGCGACAACGAAGACCCAAGCATAGACTTAGGCACACGTGATGCTAAGTACGCAGCGGAGGACGAGATCGTTTCGCTGGTCGGTGACTACTGTCGCTGGTTCATGAAGTGCGAGGTGGCATAGTTGTACTTCGCAGGAGCAATCATCATGTTGTTCCTGTGTTTGACCGTTCTTCCCCTTGCTGTGCTGTTTTCCAGTGAGCAGGTTGCATTCCAGGCACTAGCGTTAGTAGTGGCTAGTGTTATTGTAACCTGTCTCATTGGACACAGTACCGATTCGGATACGTAGCCCATGAAGGAGTAAGAGTCGTGTCATTAACAGGAAAACACCGTCTCAGGCGCAGGAAATATATCGGTGCCTCTGACGTCCCGGCAATCATAGGTGTAAGCCCGTGGAAGACAGCGTCTGACGTGTACTACGATAAGACTGCTGAGTTTGAGGACACCAAGGACACAGTTAACAAGGCGATACAGGCTGGCATACTTCTTGAGGATTCTGTAATAGATTTTGCAGCCCAATCGCTTGGTGTCAAGGTGAAGCGCAACCAGTTCAGGGTGCACAAGGAACACAAGTGGGCCAGTGCTACTCTCGACGCATTGATTGTCGGAACAAACGAGGCAATCGAAGCGAAGACTACCAGTATGTGTGATGGCTGGGGTGAAGAGAGTACTGACCAGATACCCATACACTACATTGCTCAGGTGCAGTGGCAGATGTTTGTCACAGGACTTGACCGTGTGTGGGTGCCATGCCTCATGCCTGACTTTGTTCTTGCCTTCAAACTATACGTAGTAGATCGTGACGAGGACATAATCAGCAGGCTAGTTGAGCAGTGCGGTGACTTCTGGAAGGATAACGTCCTTGCGGGGGTGCCACCTGCTGATACTACACCTGCACCACGAACCATACAGCGTATGAAGCGTGTGCCCGACAAGGTGGTACCGATAGACGACAAGTTGGTTGAAGACTACCAAGCGGCTATGGCTGTCCACCGCAAGGCAAGCAAGGTGCTCAAGGAAGCAAAGATGAAGTTGCTTGAGAGCCTTGGCGATGCAGAGGTGGGTAGTTACGGCGGCGGGGTGCTCAGGTACCACAAGCGTAAGCGTAAGGCGTACACAAAGAAGTTCGCGGCGTCCACTTACCGATCCCTCAAGATCAAGGAGGACCCAGATGAAACCACGTAAAGGTTTTGAATCTCTTGGTGACAACCAAGTACCATACCGAGAGGAACTACTCCGTGCCTTCAAGGAACTAGACCAAGAGGCAATGCTAAGGGAGATAGTGAACGGGGTTGGTAAGCAGTATGCAGAACTGACGATAACGGTAAACGTCAACTGGTTCGGCAAACTAGAGACCGAGTCAGTAGAGACACACCTTGTAGTAGGGGAGACACAGTCAGAGGTCACCGCCGACTTCGACAAGTGTTTCCGTGACGTTGCAGATACGGAGAAGTTGTTGACTACATTAAAGGACGGGCTAAGAGAGGCCCTTGACGAAATGGAGGACTAGATATGACGCAGAAGCGAGAGAGTCAAACCCAGAAGGCAGTGGTGAGGATCCCTGAGAACCTATGTGAGGCATTGGCCATGGCACAGGGTGAGTTGGCGGATGCTGCTGCTGATATGGAGAACACTCACTTCCGCAGCAAGTACGTAAGCCTTGGCGCATTGCTCAAGAGCGTGCGTAAGGTGTTGTCCAGGCATGGGCTATCCCTGCACACTGAGGTGTCGCCTGCTTACATGGACTACACGGAGGAGGAGCAGATCAATCACACTGACGGGTCGTCAAGTACTATCGTGCGCAACAAGCGTGAGCGTGACGGCCACTACATCACAGCGGTACTGGCGTACGGCACTGACAGCCGGGATTCTGTGGTGCATTGCCCGAAGCAGACAGGTGTCCACCAGTTCGCCTCCTTCCACACGTACGCACGTAGGTGGCTGGTGCAGGGGCTGTGTGGTGTGTCGGTTGACACGGACGACGATGGCAACGAGGCTTCTGGGGTGAGTGAGGCTGCGTCAGGGAACGACAGGCTCAGTCACGCAACGACTCGCAGAAGATAATGGAGATTTCGAGCGCCTGTGCGCCCCGCTGTGGGCTCCGGAGCAACCGACCCGACCCGGAACACCTGGGAATATGGCGCTAAATGGACAGGGAGGGGCTGAATACCAATCGGCCTCTCCCTACTTTGCACCGAAGGCACGCTGTCGTTCCTTCTCCCTGAACCTCTGAATCCCCCGCAGTTGTGAGCGGTCGATCTCTTCCTGCTGCTTCATTAGTTCTTTTAGTTTTGCACTACCAATAGGCCATGCGTTTTTGTTCACCTGATTAGGGTCGTCGTCTGCTCCCTCTACAGGGGTTCGTCTATTGACATGGGTTTTGAATATATCCATGTGTGCAGTGCTGGTCCCTGCCCTCCTTGCCTCGTCTACTCTGTTCTGTATAGCCGCTGCTGTCCAGCCGAACTGTGTTCTATACAGTGCGGTGCGAGGATCTTTGAACGCTGGGTGTGGCACGTCCATTGACCCTGGTGCCTTCTCACCCATTATGTTTCCTGGTCGTGGGCTTACGCTACCGCCCTCGTAGTGCCTTGTCGCAGCAAGCAACTTCGCAACGAATGCAAGGTCATTAGGCCTAACGTTCCCTTTAGTGTTAGTTGGGGTGCGTGCATCGAAGAGGGCGTGCAAGAATGCCGTCTGCTCCCGCTTCCCCTCTAAGGGTGTGCCCTTCATGACTATGTTATGCGGGCGAATATCCTTATGAGCCTCGGACAGGGCAGGCTTCTTGTTAGCACCTATCCACCCTATGTAGTTGAGTGACGCAAGTATGTTGCGGTGGGCTGGCTCTTTCTTACGCTCAGGCACCCACTTGTAAGGCTTCCACTTTGCCAACTGCTTAGCCATCACTTCTTACCTCTGCCCCAAGGTGTTGAGCCATACACCACGGCTCCAGCCAAGCCATACTTCGCGATCTTCTTCGCCCTTGTCTTTGCCTTCTGCTTCTTGAAACTGCGTAGCCTTTCGGACAACTGCAACGGCTTGGTAGTTTTCTTTACTGGCTTACCAAACTGGATCAGCGTTACTTCGGAGGGATCCCCGCCATGCTTGGCCATTCCCCTACGAAACTCAGCAGTATGTTTGATGGCTGAGGGTGCTGGTACTTCAGCGATCTCCGCCTGGGCAGCGGGTCGATATATTGGTCGCTTCTGTTTCTCTAATGCACGCAGTAATATATATTCCATGTCTTCAAACGGGTTCGCTATTATCCTGATCTGGTCTCGCTTCTCGCCCGCCATTGGTCGCATGTATTTTAACTCCTCCGAGGTAGGTCGAAGTAGTTTACCATGGCTATCGGCTAGTTTCCGGGTAATATCCATGCGGACAGCACGACTTGGTGCTACTTTTCCGGTAATCTTCGCTGACTCATTGAAGAAATGGCGTAGTGAAACCGCCTGATCATGCGCTTCTCCAGCGAATACTTCCCAAGTCCTTGGGTGTACTGGGTAGGGCACCTTGGCCTGATTGAGCCAGTCCTTAACGTTTTCATCCACATAGTCTGCGTAGGTGGTTTCCCTGGAGGGCTTCCCTTTGAACCATTTATTCCCTGACTCAGGTGGCATTCTATTCCCTGTCGCAGAACTGCCCAGGCGTGCGATGGGAATGTCGTCGGCCATTAGGTTCATGGGGAGTAGTTGGGGGTCATAGGTCACGCTTACTGCTGGGACTGTAGTCTTAGTCTTAGGTGTACGAGGTGTCTTCGCACCGTACGTACTCTTGAGGCTAGCCTTGGGGGTGTCAATGCCACGTAGTTTCCTTGAGGCCCTACCCCTGCCCAGCCCAAAGCCAAGCCCTCTTAGTAACTTGCCAAACACAGACATTACTTCTTCTTTCTGTTCCTGAACACCCATGTGCCAAACACAGCAGTGAAGCCAGCAGCCAGCGCAGTGAAGATTGTGTTCCAGGGCTCCGGTAGCAGGGGTGCTAGACGTTCGACCACCTCATGGCCGACAGCCACCATGTCACCGCCCGGTCCCTCCACGACCACCGTCTCGACGCCTGTGGGCACACCGTCAGCGTCAAGCACGACCTCTCTGATCACCTCACAACCTGACGTGGCTACAATAAAGCATACGCCCAGGATCATGACCCAGAACAAAACTACTCCCGACAACTTTTTATCAAACTTCATCACTTACTCCTTAGTTCTTGCTGCATGGATTCCACTCGCTCCTCTAGCCTAGCCAGCGCCTTAGCCACTTGGCATATAGCCTGACTGTTCTCCCTCATCGCTCTAGTCATTGACTCGTTATACTTGGCAAGGTGCCTCAGGAAAGCCAGTACTACTACCAGTATAGCCACTCCCCATGGTGCCTGCAAGATCAGTTCTTTCAGTATTTCTTCCATGGTCTACTCCATTATGCTAGTTTTAGGGTCGTATCCAGTGAAGTCTACGTCCATTAGCAGTGGAGCAAGGCGGTGTTCTATGTGCTTGAACTGCCTCCAGTAGAAGTCGGCTGGTGTCCAGTTCTTCTGCCAAGGAGACCGCTGGTTGTATGCCCTACCCGCCGCCGCCATCGAAAGTCCAGTGTCTACTAGTAGTGTGAAGGGTAGCACGTTTTGCCATGGCACGAAACGCCTGCCTCGCGATAAGTGCTTGGCATTTAAGGGCTTACCGCCGACCATTATTTGTAGTGCCTCGTTACCCATCCACCACGCCTCGTGCAACTTGCCCACAGTGGGCCCCATCATTTGCTCAACCCACCCCTTCTGCTGCGACCTGCTCAACCCACCACCAGTGTTGGATCCAAGGAGGTTCTGGGTAAGTATGTCGCTAGGCGGGTACGTGGTGCTCTCTAGCATGCCCCATGGCTCGCTGAGTATGGCCATGGCACCGCTTCTATCCACTGCGTTCATGGCAAGTTTGGCCACGTTTGCGTAGTACTGTTCTTTCGTGCTGCCCCTCGCTCTGCCGCCTGTGCCTGATATATGGGGGAAGGATTCACGCCCACGCATGGCGTCCTTGCCAGCAGTGACCATGGTGCCTGCCACCATTAACCCAACGGCTGTTCCGTAAGCAGTCAAGTCGAACGAGCCCATCCTCTGCGCTAGTGGGATGAGCAACTGCTCCGTTGCGACAATGAAGAACTTCTTGAACTGTAGCATGACACGTGCGAAGATAGTTCTGTCCGCCATGCCCGGCACGTTGCCTGCTCCAGGTGTTATGATACCCATTTCTCCCGCTGTAGTTACAGAGGCGGTAACCCTGGCACGCAGTTCCATGGCCCTACGTTGTGACACCCCGACAGTTGATGACCAGTCCTCCGCCTTCGTTTGGTAGAACTTACCTCCCATGTCATTCTCGTAGACACTACCGAACTTCTTGTTCAGTTTGTCTATGTCAAGCAGGTCTCTTTCGTTCAGGCGCATGTGCGAAATGAATCGCTTGTCGCCCCGGCGGTTAGCCCAGAACCTATCAATGCTCTTGCCCTTTGCTAGGTCATCTGCGATACGTGATATACGGCTGGCAGATGCAAGGGAGTTGACTGACTTCCAGAAACCATTCCACCTGTTGAGTAAGATCAGGTTGGTGGTTGCATTTGCGACGGCTTCGCTTGTCTGCTCTAACCTATCAGTCACTGAGTAGGATCTCTTCCCTGCCATCTCAGCCTTGACGCTTGCGATGGAGCCAGCCCTACCCTGCATGTTTGTACCGACTAACTCTTGAGCATATATTAGGTCTTGAACCCAGTACTTCTCATCTGGTGGTAGGGTCTTGATCATCCTCTTTATCTTATACAGGCCATACTTGTAGGTGGCAGCAAGGAATGGCCCTGGGCCAGCGACAAAGATTCCCATGGCGATGTCGGGTAGGCTAGAGAATGTCACGCCACCCATGTTGGTTGCGAAGTTGTAGTTGCGAACCAAGTTAACAGAAGCAGACCATAGCCTATTCTCTGGCACTCGTTGCCACGTGTTGAATATCCTCTGGTGTACTATGTCCAGGTCTGATATGGCCCGGTCCTTAACCTTGGCGTGCTTCTTTGACCTGCCCGGATCTGCTTTAATGTTCTCGATAAACTCTCGCAGCAGCACTGCCCTGTGTGGTAGTTGACTTATGCTTACCTGCCAGGCATGTGTACGCTCTTCGATTACACGGTCAGTCACCTTAGCCATGCGCCAAGCAATGATTTCCGCGTGAATACTCCTGTTGGAAGACACGGCAGCAAGGATAGTAGAGGAAGGTGGCTCGCTGCTTGACCATTCTAACACCCGGTCGGGGCGTATCTTACCCTCAGGCTCAATCGAACCGGGCACCTCACCCTTGGACACCCTCTTGCTAAGTTTAGTGTAATCCTTGTATGCCTTGTCGTATGCCACAGACAACGCTTCCTTGTCGTCATCGCCAGCCTCACGCACAGCCTTACGTGCCGAGCGCAATGCTTCCGTCACCTTCGTAACTTTGGCCAGCATCTTTTGTAGTTCTTCTTTACCGTAAGAACTATTCATACGCACGTCCATGCGTAGACGTTGGGTCTCTGTTAGTATGGACAGTTCGTCCTCTATCTCGATCACACGCAGGTGATTCTTGACGAGGTCCTCGTCTGTCATCTTGTCGGACACCTCACGGAGCGACCGCTCTATCCGGTGGGCTTCCTCCAGTAACTTGTTTGTCTCCCTCTGGAACTGAATGGTGTCCCCGTGAGCAAGGCGGTGGAAAGCAACCACCTTGAGGCCAAGCCCTTGGTAGAAGTTGTGCCTCTGTGCGTCTGAGGATATACGAAGGAACCTTTCAACATACTTGTCCGCTATGAGCAGTGACCGTTGCATTGTGGGGTCGGTATGAACCAAGGAAAGGACGTCACCCTGTGATGGGGTTGACCACCCCTTCCACACAGCCTCGGCCTTGTCACTGTCCCACGATAGGTTATCTAACTCTGTCTGCTTGGCATTGATAGCCTCGTCGGCCTCAAAGATAAATCTCTTTCGTTCCGTTATGCTTGACTCTGCGTCTGATTCGCCTATGAACTTCTTCATCTCTTCAATGAACGCCAACTCGTCTTTCTTCTTCACCTCTAGGCCCGGCAACCTGGACGTATCCGCTGCCATCTCGGCAATGCTTTCTATCCTATGCTCACGGACACTCATAGCGGCCATGTCACCCGGTTGAATCATAAATGTGTCAGAGAATCGGCTTGCTGCCTCGTCCCCAGACTCACTTATGTCAGACATCACCTCCTTTGCTTCCTTCAAGGTTCGGAAACTCTTGGTATACTTAACACCTGAATCCCTTAAGTCACGCCCGGTGGTCTCTATTCCCTTGTGGATGTAGTACAGGTGCCAGCCATCCTCAAGGCCCTCAGTGCCACGCACCTCAGGGTGAACGTCCCCGCCCCTACGCACCACAACCACAGTTCCACCGATATAGTTCTTAACTGTCCTGGCTGATCGGTACGACTCCCCGAAGAGAACCTTCATGCTCCGCTCGGACTCCTTGTGAGTTGGTAGTTCTACGGAAGCATGAGACACGCTCTCTAGTTCCGTCTGTTCTTTTATCTGGCGATCTATCTCACGTATTCTCCTACGAGAGGACCTCAGTTCTTCCTTGGCCTCAACCACCGCAGCAAGAGAACCCTCCGACCCACGCAAGTGTTCCTGCGCCTCCACCTTTGCCTTCTGTAGGCGTTCGAGTGACTCCCTCAGTTCAGGGCGCTGCTTGTCAGCGAGGTCCTCCCATCCCTCCTTGAGCAACTTCAAGAACTCGCTACGGTGTCGAGATACCGCCTCTCTGTCAATGATCCTGTGAACGAAGTTCTCATTATGCGTCTTTACGTAGAACAACTTGCGATCAGTAACCTCCTTGCGTGTCATCATGCCAGCGAGTACTACCATGTCGTCGAACAACTTCTGCTCTTCGCCAAACAGTGCGCGTGCTTCCTTGATAGCCTTTATAGCAGCAGGGTTCAGTTGCTTTCCGTCGCTCGTCTTGAATGGCTGGAACCCGCTACCGTCTGCGCCCATTATTGTTAGGTTGGGATCGAAGTTGTCGTCGAGTCTTCGGTATGCCATCTCCACTGCTATGTCGAAGTGGTCGTAGCCTGAGTCGATGACGGGTAGGTCTCTCCTGAAGTTCGCACCCTCCGCCTTACCCTTGTCGTAGATTCCTCTTTGCGCCCTGCGTATACCCACTGCGTGTAGTTCGACCATGGCCTTAAGGCGTTCAAGACTCGTACCATGTGTGGAACCTGTCTTCACAAGGGCGGTGTCCGTGAACACGTCGATAATACGGTTGGCTTCTTTACTCTTGCTAACAGCCATGCGCATGTTAGGGGTGAAGAAGAATAACTTATTAAAGAAGAAGTTGCCCCATGAACCACGCCGTAGCCCAATCAACTCGACGATGTTCTTGTTCACGCCGTCAAGTATCTGGTTCCATGCGTCATCGCCAACAAGGTCCTCGTCCAGGGATCTACCCGCACGAAGGGATTCGATCAGCGACTCTACCTTACCCTGCAATGCTGGTCGGGCTTTTATGTTGTCCAGCATAACTGCTCGGGCACTGTCTAACGCCTCCGGCACTGTGTCCTCACCGAAGCGACGACGAACGGCACTCCTGTACCCAACGGACATCGTCGCAGCGGCCCCACTCAGCACTGCACCAAAGGCTGTCTCAAATATTATGTTGGTGTAAACTTCCTTCGGTGTCCTGGTGCCAATGCCACGGTAAAGTATGGCCTCACGGACAGCAGAGGTAGCGCCCGCACCAGCAGTGGCAGCAAAGGAGGCGGCTAGTATCGTGTAGAGTTTACTGGCACCAGCAGCAGCACGGGCTCGGGTGAGTACGCCCCTTGTTATGAAGAAGTCTGCGTATATCTGCTCGTCCCATGGTGCACTTGTTAAGCCCGCAAGTAACTGCCACCCTATGCCGGACTTGTGTAGTGTATCCCTGTCCGCTTGGCTCTGCTCGTACATACGGATAAGGGCCGCACGACCCTCCTCTGTGAGTTCACTGTTCAGGCGATCTATGAACCTTTCGGCACGCTCCTCGTCTGAGAACTTGGGCAGGGTACCGCTGTAGTCGCCTTCAGTGGGTGTGTAACCCATGACGTCTGTACGGAATGTCTGCATCCCCTCCTCTGCCCAGTCATCAAGGTATGTTTTTACACCTTCGGCAAGGTGTTCGTCGGAACCCGCAGTCATGTATGACAGGAAGTCCCTGCCCCACTCGTACACACCAGTGACAACTGGCTCATTACCAGTGAGCAGCAAGTCAGGATCTTTGAAGGCTCGTGATACTGTGCCACCTATGCCAAGGTATTCACGGTTGTGCGCACCAAGGGTTGACCAAAATGACGGGCCTTCCTTGGCTGCTTCGATCATTTGCATCCTTGCACCAGGAGGTATGGCATATCCTGGTCGCCTACTATAGATACCCGGCTTGGTTATTCCATCATTCACTGATCGCCCTCAACTTCTGCTCAACGATCCTGGCATGGCGCTCCCAGTCAGCCCCGTATATTCCTGCGGAAGGAAGCCGATCAACCTGCTCCAGGTAGTATCCATAGGTCTCGATCTTGCGGGCCATACGATCCAGTATCAGGTTCTGATTCTCAAACCGTTTGTTCTTCAGATACCATCGCTGTTCGTTTATTTCACCTGCGGTTCGTCGAAGGTTATTCCTACCCATGTCGTCTACGATCCTAATCTGCATTTCTGTCAAGTCCTCAAGGAGTTTTGGTAGATTCAGCGGGGCAGACATTTGCTTATTCCAGTCAGCCACGCCTTGCGTCATGGAGATCGCTGTAGTACCCGCTGCCTCAATCACCTCTTCTCCGGTAAGTCCTCTACCGTCCCCCTCGCCCAGATCTACGGTCCAGACCTTCTGTCCTCCCACCTTCCTACGCGTAGACCCTTGTACTTTCGTGAACGGCAGTGAAGGAATACCTTGTTGATCCAAGAAGTTCCAAAGGTTATCTTCATTGGCCATGATTGAGAGTTCATATCTAAGAACTCGATCAGTAAAGACACCCATCTCTTCCGTAGTGTACGGCCTTATCCTATACTCTTGCACCTCTCCAGGTTTGTCGGGGCCGGTAAGCGAGGGGTTTATGTACGCTACCCTTCCCACGTTACGTGTGTCGATGCCCATAGTATCCCTCATGTACTCACGTGTTGTCTTTCCATAATCACCCGCCCTACTGCGTATCGTCCTGGGTAGACGGGAAGCGAATAGCCCATACTCAGTTGTGTACTCATTAAGGGTCTTCGGCACCAAGCCCTCGTCCCTCAAGTGGATCATGAACTCCGGGGTGTCATGACTTAACTCAATCTCATACCCATACGTCATGCTTGTGGTGTCAATGTATATGCCTGTTGCGTTAAAGAAACTCTCTCCGGTTAATATGTCCTCCGCTGTAGTGGGGAAGAAGTCCGAAAGCCTCTTGTTCCTTTGCGGTTCTCCCGAACGGGCAGAGGGGGCACCTATGCTGATCCACGACAGTAGGTCTATGGTTAGTTTCTGACGGTCACTGAGCCCCTCAATGTCTACGGAGGGTAGGGATTCCTTGATGTTTGGATTCGACCTAGCCCAGTCGAGGTAGTCCTTTACTGTGTCAGCGAACTGCTCTACCATACCTTCCGGCATGTTCTTATTAGAGGCTAGGGCGTGATCGTACCAGTCGTCGGCAAACTCAAGCGGGTCACCCCCAGGTAGTAGTTGATTAAACTCGTGCCAGCCACTAAGGATTGCGTCAGCGTCGAGCGCATCAAGGGGCTGGTCTCTTGTAAAGTCTTGCACCGTATTTATTAGACGGTGGGCTGAGTGCGGTATATCGTCCTGGTCTAGTAGGAACTTCCTTGCAGCCTCAACATCTTGTGGTGAGTATTTTAGATTGTCCTGGTCTGCGCTCACAGTTTCCATGAAGTCTATAAGACCACCCATGTCGGAGTTGGCTACTAGTGTGTGACCTGCTTCGGGATTGAAGTGACCTGTACCAGCCCGGTTACTCCAGAACACGTCACCCCTTACCTGCATCCCGGGTATCTCACCTTCCTTCTCATACTTTGGATCAAGGACATTGAGAAACGAGTCGTTAAGATTCAGGTATCTATCTTGGAAGTCTCCTCCGAACCCGCTCTCCGCTATAAGTCCCTGTAGGGCCCTGGACTCTGACGGGTCGTCTAACTTCACAAGCCTGCCCTGTCTCTCAAGTGCACGCATTCCAGTATAGGACGGTTGTAGGGCCTCTTTGAAGTACGCTCTATTGTCTAAGTCCAAGAATGAAAACGCTGTGTTGTAGTCCCTTATTATTCCTATATCCACCGCTGTTTGAACTATGCTGTTTAAGTGGTTATCATCCTTATCTACCCATGCTGGGAGTTGATCAGCGGCACGGCCACGAGTAGCCAAGCCCTGTAAGAATGCTCCACCTTTTTGCCCAGCCAACTCACCCACCGACAAGCCAAAGGCTAGTTCGTACTCACCAAAAAGATTAGTGGCGGACCTAGCAACAGACCTAACCATCCCAGCAGCGCCTTTTCCTGTTGACAGTTCACCGAACATACCCATCGACCACTGTCCTACATAGTGGAGTGCTGTGCCTATGTACCCGGCATTATCTGGTGCAGGGGTGTAGTTGAATGCCGACCCTTCGACCATGCCAGCAGACAGTTCAAAGAAGCCGTATTTGTTGATCTTGTTAAAAGCACCAGCCACGCCTGACCTAATATGCGACTCACGTATTGCTTCTATCGACTCATCAGTAGATAATCCGAACGCCAACATGTCACCGGCAAAGATGACAAGCCCCGCTGCCCCACCTGTCAACGTCTTCAACTTCCGTCCGAGCCTTGTAAGTGCGGTCCTGGCACCCTTATCAAACTCCGCCCGCTTCAAGGCCTGCCTGATACCCTTACCTCCTCCGTATTCCTTAAGCAATCTTTTTAGTTCTTTTCTGTACCGGGCCTTCTGGTCTTTTGTAGCAGAGGAGAACTGGTCTATTCTTTTCCGGTCACCCGCTGGAACTTTCAGCACGTCATACAAGTTGTCAAGTGTCTTCTGTGACTGCCCGCTGTAGTGCGTAGCGAACTGACCACCGGAAGTTCTCGCCCCCCTGATAGGCTCTGGTTGGAACTGATTCCATAGGTGGTCTACCATGTCTGCCCCACGGGGCCCTATCAGACTTGTTACTCTCTTCTCTGCCGCCTTGTTCAACCTGTACATGGCGTACGACGACGACCCGCCCGCTACCACAACGTCTGCTGCATCCGTGAAGATCATGGCATGGCCTGCGTCTATGCCCTCTTGGAACTCTGCGTCTGCCGCTGCCTGCTCCGGTGTGAGTTGCCCTATCGGCTCACCACCTTGCTCTAAACGCAGCCCTCGTTCTACTGCATCATGAATGTGACCTTCTTCAGGCATATCCAGTGGAGGTCGCTCCTGCTTCGTCTGCCCGAGTAGTGCTGTCAACTTCTCAAAGCCTATGTTTTTGACGTCAATGGGCAATGAAGACTCGCCTCTCTCCCCGCCCACTGCACGCAACTCATAAACACTATCACCATGTACTTCGGTGACAGCAGCGAACACCTCTCCATCTCCTGTTGAACCGAAGACGGAATGTAGTTGCGCTTGAGTCATGCGCCCGTTGACATTCAGTGGGTCAAGGTACCAATCCCCTCCACCCTTGGTTGCCATTATGCCCGAGTTCTTAATGCCGAGTTTTAGAGACGCTGAGATCTCTTCCATGTTCTTTGAAGCGTCTATTCTTCCGAACAACTTACCGGACAATATCTGCCTATGAAGTTCCGCCCGCCTTCCAGGCGTTAGATCCCCAGTATCAAGACCGACCTCCTCTAATAGTCCCAATAATGCTGCCTTAGCATTTGCGCCCTGCTTCACTTCGTCGGCGGAGTACGCACTATCTGCTGTAGTCCCGTTCCACCCAGCCTTCCAAGCGTCAGTCAGTTCGACCGCTGAACCACCGCCACCGCCAGTGCTACCACCACCTGGGCCACCCCATACCGATGCATTGCCACCTGTGTCAATCTCCATTATTACGGGCGTCTGAGTAAGCCTGTTCCAAGCGTCAGCATTTGATTGCAAAGAGAACCAATGGCCTACCCTTGACCACTCAGTGCGAGAGATCCAGAATATCCCGTCATCGCTGTACTTGCTGATCACGTCCAGAAGAGCCTCAGCAGACGTGTCCAGTGAAACTTGTGGCAACTTAATGAAGCCTGCTAGTTCGCTAGCGCCGGGTACGTACCCATGGGATGACTCCAAGGCAATCCTGGCTTCGGTAATAGGGGTGCCGTCTTCAATCAGGTCTACTACATACTGTCCGTACGAACTATTCTTCAGGCTAGAGATCGCTTCTGTCTTTATCCCTAACTTCTCTAGTTCCCCCTCGTAGTCTTGCGTATCAGCACTGGGGTTTCCAGGATCTACTAGGTCGGATAGTACGCCCACGATCTGCGCTTGCCCGGCTGTCGTGGATGCGTGACTAGTGAAGTTCTGCGCTGCTGAACGTCTCGCAAGGTCTATGTCGATGGCGTTCGCACCACTTGCTTCCCACTGCTTTAATAGTAACTCTAGTTGGGCGGGATTCTCGACCAGTTCTTGCGGGTTCCTTATCAGTTGTGTTACTTCTTGTCCAACCGCTTCGGGTAACCATGCCCTTGCATTAGACTTACCCGCTTCTGTCTGCAAGGAAGACATCCACTCCGTGTGACCCGTAAACAACTTATTAACTAAGTCAGTCCTGGTGTCGTTCTCTGCAATGTCAACGTTTACTCCACGTTGCAGCCTTGCATTGTCGAACGCTATCTTGGCTGTCTCTTCCCAGTCGGTCTTGATGGCGGGGGATAGGTCAGTTCGTGCCTGTTCCGCTGCTTTCTTTGCAGCGCCCTCAAACCACTTGTACTCTTCCGTTTTCGGGAACAACGCATCCGCTGGTTTTTGGAACTTCTCTGGATCAAAGACAACGCCATCCGCATACGAACCGTTACCCAGGCCTGCCTCAGTACCCGCGGCGGTGGCGTCGTCAGTGACTGTGTTGCTTAATGTGGACAACCCAGCCTTCACACGGGTCTCAACTTCGTTTATCTTCTCATTGTTCGCACTATCTATTAAACCGGCTGCTAGTTTGGTTGCGGATATGATAGAGTTAAATGTTTTCTGGTGATCCTCATAATCCTCCTGAAGGTCTTCTAGTTTGGACGTATCTTGCTGTAGTTTGCGGGGACGTGGGCCAGTGCCTGAAATGTTTATAACTACCATTAGACCACCCGAGTACTACTAGTATCGCCCCGGTAATGTCTACCTGGGTTTGTAAGTGTCATGTGCCTCCTTGAGTCCTTCCACCAGTGGTGCTTCTTCGGCAACCCCGCAAGTGTCGCTTCTTGCTGAAGGACGGACTCGATCATTATGTCGGACTCTACTGCCTGCGCTGAACCAGACCTCATGGACACACCTGACGCACCGTACAGGGCTCTCTGGCTTGCTGCCTGGAACCTTGACTGGCGACCTATGTCCAAGGCATGGAAGACAAGTTGCCCCGCCTTCAGGCGGTCCTTCTCCCGGCGAATCCTCTTCTTCTTCTTCCTTGCTTGGGAGCCCGATAGTCCACCAAAGAGGCCGCCAAGGATAGCGCCTACGGCTGTTCCAATGCCGGGTAAAATCGCAGTGCCTAAGGTCGCTCCTGCCGTTGCCCCAGATACTGCGGAGTCAAGTTCTTCAGCCATTAGCCCTCCACACTCATGTCAACAGTATAGCCACATAACTCCACCGGGTACGGCCTGTTAGAACTTATCACAAGCAACGGCTGTATCCCGTATAACCCGGTAGCAGCGCACTCCGTCCATCCTGTGTGTTCCGTGTGGGGAGTGATTTGGTTGCTAGTTAAGTCAAGTGGTATGCCGTCGATTTCTAGCCCATTGACCTGGACTCCCTTGCTTCCATTGACATTGACCACGACCGACGAATAGTTCTTCATTCTTCCGAGGGTGGAAGTAACACGTATGCCTGTCACTACTTCAGGAACTCTAGGGGTAACTGAGAACGGTATGGCAAGACCTACAGTGGCGTTGGTGGCGGTGGTACCCATTGAGTCGTTAAAGTCCACCGCCCCATTCGATGCCACCAGTACAGTGCCCTTGTATAGGCCATCTGCAATAACGTGAACGGTCTGCCCTCTGAGCGGGTGTCCGGCAGGGACATATAGAAGGTTATCCTGTGGAAGGGGGTTGGCAATGGAACCGTCTGGGGTGTACGACTGATCAAGGTATACGTCACAATCATACCTGGACAGGTGGTACTTGCCTGTGCCGTCAATGGCTGGATCGTCTACGGCTGGGACGTTCGTTAGGTAAGGTGGATAAGATTGAGCGGTAACAGGCCCAGTGGACTGGGTGGCTATGTAGAAGTCGTCTCCTGTAGTCGCATTAACAGTGCCGAGTGTGTTGTAGTGCCTTGCAGGGGATATAGAAGCGCATAGTGGCAACTTCATTCGGCTCCATCCGAACGTCCCCTCTTGCTCATTTATACGGCAGGCTAGTACCTCGCCGTCCGACATGCGCACTAGCACCACAGGATCCTCGTCGCCCTCCCAGACAACCATCTCCTTTATCGTGCGGCCCTTGAATAGGTGTCGGTGGTCCTCCGTGATGTTGAGGCTAATGTACCGCTGGTTCTCGAATCTGTACCTTTGCGCCCTTATGGTTCTCATATCCTTTTGCACGTAGAAGATATAGGTCCCGGCAATCACTGGCCTGACAGCCGAGGAGCCGTAAGCACTGTGCCGCTGTACCCCTACGCTTGTCGGAGACAGTGGTGTGCCACCTATAGCGAACTCTCCACTCGTCGTGCCTAGCATAAGATCTGTGCCAGAAGACATCCAGCGAACCATGCTTCCTCTCATATCATTGACAAGGAAGTGCATTGCATCTGGTGAGGTGCCCCCTAAAGAGAAGTCATATCCAGAGGGTGCGGAACTACCTACCACTACCTGCGGAGCCCCCTTGAACCCAGAGAAGTACACACGTCCTTGGTGGCTAGTGCCGCAAGTGGGAAACCCTACACCCTCCGACCAACCGAGGCTGTACTTCGCGGTGACGGTCTGATTGATGGGTGGGGTAATGACGTACGCATGGTAGTATAGGCGCCAGTTCGCCGAGGAGGCGACAACATCAGTGTCTGACAACTTCTTGAGAGAAAGAGCAAACGTCCCTCCGTTAAGGTGCACTACTCCGCCTACACGTGGCTCGTTAAACGGGTCTATTCTATCCAGGTCGCCACGGTCCCTGGTATCAAATACATTCTCGTGATCCATGGGTATAGATTTATGTGTCGAAGCAGCCCCAGTCGCGCTGGTTCTGACCCTCTCATGGTTTCCTATATGGATAAACACCTTGTCGCCAACCTTTGGGGTGTGGTAAGTATCGGACAGTGAGTCAGTCTCTTCCCTACCTATCTGGTGGGACCATGACAAGGTTCTTTCGTACCCGTTCCTGTTGACGAGTCGGTAAAGATCTGCGTTGCCAGTGCCTACAACGTACGAAGCGACTGGCCCGCCGCCACTGCCCTGAAAGCCTGTGCCAACAAACCTTGTATAATCATGCTCTAAGCCTGAAAGTCCTGTTATATTTTCTACAGACCCATACTTACTAGGAGGACCTGAGGCATTCCCGGAGTTCCCTCCCCCCCGCGTGAGTGCTTCCTCAGTCGGATCGGTGTATAACATATAATGTATGGTTTTACCAGACGATTGGTACGAACCCGCGCCCCTATACTTAGCATGCCCTATTACAACACCGCTATTGTTCTTGAACCTGATCGTGTCCCCGTATGAGCCACCAATAGTTCCCAAGGTCTTAGTATGGTCGTCCCTATGGTTTTGGTCAACTATCTTGTAGACGTCGATTCTCCTGGATACTCTTGGGGTTGTTAGGCCGCTGCCTGCGTTATGCCATATACCTGCCACGTCACCGTTTATGCACGAAGCCAGGAAAGGGGTATTGTCGAAATCGAGTGTTTGATGTGCGGGATCGTCCTCGCCACCTGCATTATCGTAACCCAAATCTCCCTCAGGATCGGTCTTAGCACTAGGGGCGGAAATGATAGCATAGCCCTCATTTGCCGGATTTGCCGTGCTTGTCTTGGAAATAATGCAGCCTACGAGGGACGACTCCTGCATGTTCATGCTTGACTCAGTTGCCGATTGGGTCAGACTAATAGCCGTTATGTGCATTTCCGCTTTACCCAGTCCCGCCACTAGAGTGCCCGTTGCTTTCGTTCCTCTCACTGTGTGACTGAATACTAGCGACCCTTGATCCTGCCTGACCCACGGGCCATCCCAATCATTAGGGTCTGATATGTCTGCTCTGAAGGACCTACTATTTACCGACAAGTCCGTTATGTTCTCTACCCTTACCAACCGAGGAGATTCTACGGCACGCACACGCACGAAGAACCCGTGCCTGGACTCATGTGCGGTATTTGTTGCGAGGCTATATAGTCCAGAAGCGGTCGAAGTCGGGCCAGTGGAACAATGTCCTATTCGGTAAATGTGCCCCTTGTCCCCTTGGGTGAACCAATCACGATTTGTCACCATGTTATAGTTGTGACCATAGTTTTGAACCCACGTGGCATCGGGTTCGATGTCCAGTGTGAACCGCTGCCCTTTTATGTCTACAGGTGGCGACCTGTCTACGCAGTCGTACGGTCGTGTGTCGAATGCGACCAACCCCCCCTTAGTCCTGGAAATGAACAACTCGAAGGGATGAACTTCACTGTGGCATATTATGAGCGATTCTTCGTGCTGGAAGTACTGGACCTCCTCTAGTTGGGCGGCATTGAATGGGTGTAGTCCGCAAGACTTAAAGAGGTTCTTATCGGCGTCCCCCGTTTCTACACCTAGTGGAATGAAGTCCGTTGCGTCACTTGTTTCGCTAAATGGCTGGGCGGAGAATGGGAGATTGCATCCCTGGTTAGCCAGCCATGTTGCTCCATGGTCACGGAACATAAAGTTGGCAGAGCCCGCACCCGGATAGGTGTTGTTAAGCACTGCCGTGACTATGCCCCAGGTCTTACCGTTGGCTGTAACTACCTCAAACACCATTACGTACTGACTACTAAGGTGGGTGTATGGGATCAGTTTGATAGCAGTAGAGGTGTATGTGCCCAACGAAGTGCCACCTGTCGTACCCTCGTGAACAGTCCCGCAACGCTTCTCAATAGACCCGCCAGAGGACACTATCCCACCCTCTAGATTCCTGCACGAGGTCTCATACACCTTAGGGCGTGCCTGTGAGTCTACATGGGGAGAGACTTCGCCATTCCTGAAACTAGTCTGTGGAACCCATACCATTAACTACTCCGATACCTTGATTCAACCAGTTCAGACGGGCCGAAGAATATCCCAGAGGACTCTTGACCGTCAATACCACGTGCCTTGAGTATGGCCTCCCGTGCCTTCTGCTCAATCATTGTAATCTCGTTCGCATTCTTGCCAAAGTTCGGGGCAACGAAGGCGGCAAAGGCCAGCCCCAGTGCGTGCTTCATGGCCGGGGCCAGGAAGGTTCCTATGTTAGCGTCTCCTGGATCGAAAACATACTCCAACTTGGCTGTACTCTGGTTCGTGCAGATACAGCGTGACTTAGCGCCTGCGGTGTCAGAGACGATCTCGATCTCCCACATGACCCGCTCTGCGTTGCCAGCCTGATTCGGGTGCCCATTCACAGTTAGCGCCCGGAGGTAGTCTGACGGCAGTGAGAAGACATTACCCCACCGCTTGGTGTCCTTGAAGTCGGAGTTGGCCAGTTTGGTAAGGGCTGCGGTTGTCTTGCAGCCATTCCATGCGTGGTCGCTCACGAACTGTTTTCTGAAGTTGTCCCAGACCTTCCTAAGTAGGATTGCCTGCCCAGTCTGATCCGATACTGCGGAGTCCACCGTACCCACCCCTAGTTGGGTCAGCCCGGTATTCCATATTTCCTCTAGTGACATTATCTCGCTCCTTTTCAAAAGATTGTGGGCTAGATCTCCAACCCCGTCTATTGTAACAGATATAGAGGTCTGACGCTTCGCATATATTGCGTTATACTGCCTGTACACTACAAAGAATCCTGAGTGAGCGAGGGAGTGCAGGGGGTTAGAGAAGAGGATCGCCTCGAAGGTGAGAGACTCTACTGAGCCTGCGTGAGCCAAGTCGTGCGTCTGGACAGCAGTTAGCACGCTTACGACAGAAGTTAGTGGCTCAACCGACCCTGCATGCGATAGACTCCTGAAAACGGCTAACCTGGCTATGACATTTGGGAAGAACGCTAGGGGCCCACCAACGTGCGAGAGGCTATGTATGATATTAGAGGTTATATCTTGATCAGAAGTTAGTGGCTCAACCGACCCTGCATGCGATAGTTCGTGTATCTTGCCCGATGTAACCTCGGCTGCGGTAGCGGAAGGGTCTTCGACGGCACTTGTATCTGATAGATCGTGCGTCTGTATCGCAGTTAGTACGCTTACTATAGTTAGTTCGTCTGTAGTGGCAACGCTCGATAGGTCATGTATCTGAACAGCAGTTAGTACATTTACTATAGTTAGTTCGTCCACCGTGGCAGCATGGGACAGGTCGTGCGTTCGTACAGCAGTAAGTACATTTACCACAGATAGGTCGTCTGTTGTGGCAGAGTCAGACAAGTCATGGGTTCGTATTCCAGTGATCACATTCACAGCAGTTAGTTCATCTACCGTGGCAACGCTCGATAGGTCATGCGTCTGTATCGCAGTTAGTACGTTTACTAGAGTTAGTTCGTCCAATGTAGCGGCATGAGACAGGTCGTGCGTTCGTACAGCAGTTAGCACGTTTACTACAGTTAGATCGTCTGTTGTAGCGGCACTTAACAAGTCATGGGTGGTTGGGCCCGACTCCGAGGTTATCACATCCACGGCAGTTAGTTCGTCTACTGTAGCGGCATGAGACAGGTCGTGTGTCTGGACAGCAGTTAGTACATTTACGCCAGTTAGTTCGTCTGTTGTTCCCGCATGAGATAGATCGTGAGTCTGGACGGAAGTGAGCACGTTCACAACAGTTGTGTCATCTATTGTGGCAACGTGAGACAGGTCGTGTGTCTGGACAGCGCTGATGCGACTGGACAGTGTGTATGTGCCGATAATGTTTCCGCCGCCCGGAACTACGTGAGACAGGTCGTGCGTGACACTTGCAGTAATAACATTCGTCGCGATGAGGTCGTCTATCGTAGTGGCATGAGACAGATCATGAGTCTTTATCGCAGTGAGAGCATTTACGACAGTTGGATCTTCTACTGTAGCGGCGCTTGATAGGTCGTGCGTCTGTATCGCAGTTAGTACATTCACTACAGTTAGTTCGTCCACTGTAGCGGCATGAGACAAGGCGTGGGTAACATTAGCAGTGAGTACGTTTACTGTGGTTAGTTCGTCCACTATGGCGGCATGAGACAGGTCGTGTGTTCGCACAGCAGTGAGCACGTTGGTAGTTGCAGTTGGGTCGTCCACTGTAGTGGCATGATCCAAGTCGTGCGTCTGTATCGCAGTTAGTACGTTTGTGGTAGCCGTTGGGTCGTCTGCTGTTCCCGCATGGGACAGGTCGTGTGTTTGGATCGCAGTTAGTACGTTTGTGGTAGCCGTTGGGTCGTCCACTGTGGCAGCACTAGCAATATCGTGTGTTTGGATCGCAGTGAGTACGTTCACAGCGGTTAGTTCGTCTACTGAGGCGGCATTCTCTAGGTCATGCGTGGTCCCACCGGCAGTCGC